TAATCATTACTGGGACTCACGAAACTCAGTGTTTCCTGCCAAAAATCTATTAGAACAAAGAATACAGGAATTCAATGATAGCCCTACATAGTTTTGTTCCTACTACCGAATTACAAATTCAAAATAAACAATCAGAATTAGACTTAATAAAAGCTCAAGCAGAATTATCTTGTAAATTTCTTAAAAAACATGGGTTCACAACAGTTCTATATACAACCCAATCTTTGAAAGATAAGTTATTCATTGATTGTAAATATGATCAAATTTTGTCTTTCACAGAAGAAGAAGAACATCTAATAAGACGTTACAGCGAATTAGATTTTTGGGCATCCCCCAAACTATTTGCCTGTAAATTAATTAATGAGCCATATATACATTTTGATATTGATTTATTTTTAATTGAAAATGACTTAGTTAAATATTTAAATTTACCTTTTTTTGTGTTTCACGAAGAAACATTTATGCAACATATGTATGGAGGATTAAATAGGGCTATTCTAGAAAAAGACTTTCAATTAGATATGTATAGCGACACAGTATACAATTGCGCTATATTTGGAGGAATGGATTTTAATATAATAAATAACGAAATAACTAAAACATTAAATTTTATAGATCTGCAAAATCAATTGATAGATGAATTAATATCTGCTATAGAACAGCCAACCAAAAGAAATAAATGGAAAAAAACAGTATTCATAGAACAATTATTTCTAATTAAAAATATCAGGAAGAAAATAGGATTGCCTAGAGTGCCTACAGTAGTAGAATCATCCAAGGCAAATAATCATGCAGATATTTTTAAAATTTTGCAGCATAAAAACATTTTACATTTATGGATTCATAAGGGACTTATTCATGAGACAATAGGATTGCATAGATTCTTATCAATGCTAGATAAATATTATTTTTAAAGCCATCGCTTGACAATGCCGATACTGTATGGTATACTGCAAGGACACAAGGAGAAATTGGAATGACTCACGATTTTAATTATGTTTGGGATATGGTTCGTGATCTTAGGGCGACTAGCAGCACTATTGATAAGCAAGGGATTATTGAGGATTATTGTAATCATAATTCTGAGGCCGCAAGTTTTACTAAGAAAATTCTACTCTATACCTACCATCCTCTTTGGCAATATAATGTTACAAGTGATAATCTCAAGAAGAAAAACTCTTTGAGGGGAAAGTCTTATAAGAATTTCTTTGATCTGCTAGATGACCTAAAGAGTCGCAAAATTACTGGTCACGATGCTATCGGAGCAGTCCATACTTTTATTGATAGTCAGTCAAATAAAAACAACATTGAAGAACTCATTCATTGTATTATTGATAAGGATTTGAAAACCCGTGCTGGTGATAAGATTATTAATAAGGCTATTCCTAATCATATTCCAGAGTTTAGTGTTGCTCTTGCTGATAAATATGAGCCTAAACTTGTAGATTGGAAGGATAACTGGTATGTTAGCAGAAAGATTGATGGTGCTAGATGCGTTGCTATTGTTGATAGTAGCGGGAACACTACCTTTTATTCCCGTACGGGAAAAGAGTTTGATACTCTTGATATTGTTGCTACTGGCATCAAGAATCTGGGCATTACTAACGTAGTATTTGATGGTGAACTTTGTCTTGTGGATGATGAAGGTAATGAGGATTTTCAGGGAGTTATGAAGCAACTGAAAAAGAAGGATCATACTATTCCTAATCCATCATACAAAATTTTTGACATGATTAGCCATGATGAATTTTATAGTAAGAAAGGAGATAAAAATAAGACTTATGCTCATCGCTATAATAATTTGAGAGAAGTAATGAAAAACAATACTTGTGTTTGTCTTAGTGTTCTTGGTCAAGAACTTATTAAACATGATGACCATTTTCAAGAGTGGATTAAAAAAGCCGCTGATTATGGATGGGAAGGAGTCATGCTTCGTGCTGATGAACCATATAAAGGCAAGCGTAGCAAAGATTTGCTAAAGGTTAAGAAATTTTTTGATGATGAATATAAAGTAATTGATACTGAAATGGGTGATTTCAGATATGTTAAAGATAGTGCTGAATGGGAAGAAACAATGTTGAGTTGTGTTATGATTCAACATAAGAATAATATTGTACGAGTTGGTAGTGGTTTCACTATTGAGCAGCGTCAAGAGTTTTATCAAGACCCTAGTAAGATTCTTGGAAAGATTATTACGGTTCAATATTTTGAAGAGACTAAGAACCAAGATGGCGGAATTAGTCTGCGATTTCCTACATTTAAAATACTACATGGATCAGTAAGAAATATATGATTAATTTGTTAAATCGTTTATGTGAAATTTATCAATGTTTTGGGAGTGAAAATATTTTAATCTGTGGTGCTTTATGTGACACATATTGGATTAATTACACAGATTTAGCAGACATAGATCTTCTGGTGAATGAGTCAAGTATTAAAAAATATTTTAATATATCTTCACTTAACTATCATCTTAATCAACATGGTTTTGATATAAAACGCAGAACTTCAACAAAATATAAAGAAAAATTTTATCAAGGTAAATATTTTGATATAAAAATTGATTTATTTTTAGTTGATGACTTTAGAAAACTTAATCGAGAAATAGTATCTGTTGATGGTTCTAAATTTGGATTACGATCTATAAATATAGACTCTATTAAACAGAGAGTTAGCGTATTAAATACTCATCTAAATTATATAGTAACAGATCAAACTGAAGACTGGGAAAAAAGTTGGATTAAATTTAAAAAAATAAAAGCAGAAAAAAAACTTCAAATATATAATCTTGTCTATCCAGACTACGAAGAATGTTAAACTAGTATGCCTTGACAAGACGATAAGGCTATTGTAGAATGTTAGCATAACGCTTGAAACACTTTTGGAGAAACCCATGATCGTTGAGAACTCTGTTATTCCTGTTCAGAATACCACTTTGGACAAGACCAAGGCCGATATTTTCTTTGAAAACTTTCCAAAAGATAAGGTTGTAGCATACAAGGAATACTGGGAGAGTGTTCGTCCACAAAATGTTGAAGATATTTTTCGTCGCTATCTGTTTGCTTATTGTTCTGTCCATACTACTTGGAAGGGTAATTGCTCAGGATATAATGCTATCAAGAATTTTAATGAGTGGATCGACAACAAGGAAACCCTGCTAAACAAACTCCACAAAAGTGGCGTTGGACTTCACAATAATCGTACTAATTACATTTGGGACTTTAGTGAGAAGTTTTGGGCCAATCCTAAAGACTTTTATTTTACCACTAAAAAGGGTCATGTTAAGAAGCGTGACAGTATTCTGAATAAGATTAGTGGAATTGGTCTTGCTAAGATTAGTTTTGCTCTTGAAATGATTCATCCTAATGAGGCACGAGTATTGTGCGGGGATGTTCATCAACTCCGACTTTACGATATGGAACATCTCAAGTATAATAAGAGCAAGAGTGGTTCGACTACTTATAAGAAAATGGAACGTCATTGGATGGTGAATTGTGGTAAACTCAAGGTTCCATCCTATATTGCACGATCTATTTATTGGGATGATCTTCAAAAGAAGGAAGATAGTAGATACTGGAGTTTTGTTTTGGAGAACTGATTATGAGTCAAAATGGCAAAGGCGATAAAAATCGTCCAAAAACTGTAGATTACGACACTTGGAATAAGAATTGGGAAAAGATTTTTGGCACTAAAACGAAAAAAAAATCAAGTAAGGCAGTTGACAAGACGATAACAGATGATAGAATGAATGAGTCGCAGCAACAGTATCAGTCGAGTGACTGAGTTGTTACGATAAACTTGGATTAAATGATTTGGAGGTTGATTATGGCTGAAGTTATTACGGTTGATAAGCAGACCCGTGTTCGTTGTAGTGACGAGCAGTTTCTTGAGGCAGTTTTTTCTAGCAAGACCTATGCTGAGATTGCTACTAAGACTGGTCAGAAGGTTGCTAGTACGATGGCTCGTTATGCTCGTACAAAGTCTGCTCTTGCAAAGAAGGGTGTTGAACTTCCCGCTATGGAACGTGCGAAGCCAACCAAGACTGTTGATAATGTAGAGGCTATGGCAGAGGTTGTTCGTCGCCTCAAGGCTCATGCAAACGGTTGATTAAAAATAAATGGTAATCGGCTACAGCGGTTTAAATGGTTGAGGCACACAAATTATCAACCTCAAATCATTGATTGTTGTAGTCGATTACTTTTATGGGAGTGTAGTCCAAAGGCAGAGACACGAAACTTAAAATTTCGCAAGTGCGGGTTCGACTCCCGCCACTCCTATTCCTATAAGGATTATAAATATGACAAGTTATGCAAATAGATTTTTCCATGGATTCTGTTCTAATAATGGGAATAGCAATTCACATTTTAGGCAGTATATCATTGAGAGTGTTCATGATATTAGCGACTATGAAGGCGGAACAATTCCAGAAACCATTAAAAAAATGGAAGATTATTATTTTAGTGAAGAAAGAGTTGGAGAACCATACTATGTTATATATGGATCACTAAAAATTGATTTCAAAGAATCTTCTAAATTTATTGCAGCATTTGAGGATTTAAAGAGAGTAATAGAATTAGTAGAACATTTAACAGGGAATAAAGTAGAGGAAACTGACCTACCTGTATACAAATGAAATATACAATCGAATTAGATCATTCTGGCGAAGGAGGATCTGCTGAATTTTATCTGATAAAAGAAGATCATAGTTTAGGATTCAAACAATTCCGCAATAAAAAATTCGCCACAAAGGCTTATGAAAAACAAAAACTTTTAAGCAAATATAATTTAGCACCTAAAGTTATTGGAAACGTATGCAAACTACCAATTAGAATAGAATCTTGCCCAGAATATAAATTAAATACTAACTGGGGATATATTACAGAAAAGGCTAAAATTCTAGACGAAAAGGTTATGAACAAGAGATTAAAAGATATTCAGAATCTTGTGGAAACTATTGAGAATAAAACTCGTCTTAGATTCTGGGATTGTCATTATTACAACATTGGATATGTTAAAAGAAATAATAAGGCTAAACTGGTTTGTATTGATACTGGGCCTGAGAGTTTTGATCGTGATGCTAATGCTTGGGGATTTGGAAATCCTGGGCCAAAATGTAACTATTGTAATAGATATCAATGTTATTGTAGTGAAGGTTCTTGGTTTGACTAAAATGGTGTAATAATAGCTGTCTAGAAATAAGGAGATTTTAATATGAATGATAATTTTAAAGATGATCTTAGCTTTATAAAAAATGAATTAGAATCTCTAAATATCAAAGTAGATATGGTTCTGGATATGCTAAATAATTTTACCATTATGCTTGCTGAAGCAGAAGATGACGATATTTATGATACTGAAGATAGTTGGGTTCCAAATGATGAAGATGAAGATGATGAAGAAGATGATAATGATTGGGGAAATTATCAGGATAATAGTTGATGACTAGTTTAGCCTTATTAGTATCATTAATCTTTTTATCAATAGTTTTATTAGGCCCGGCAACTTTTCTTCTTAGCAAATCAAGATTTATCCCATCGTTCATTATTTGGATAATGGGATTATTTTGTATAGTATTAGGAATATGGTGGTTTTTTATCTTTTCTCTTAATATTATAGGATTTTTTGGACTTCTTACAGCGTATTTAGGATGGCTGGCAATAGAATCTAAAGGTAGAGGGGCTTGACAACCGATAACACTGTGGTATGATTGGTTTATCACAGGAACGATTCACAGGAAATTGGAGAAATAAGATGAAGTTGGCAGATCGTGTTATTGAGACTCACAGTGCTGGTGTTCGTAGCGAATCTGGTTTTACCATCGCTCAGACTAGCAAAATGTTTAAAATCCTTTCGGACTCTCTTTATTCCGATAAGGTTATGGCAGTTATTCGTGAACTGTCTACTAATGCTTATGACAGTCATATTAGTGCTGGTAATAAGAATCCCTTCAAGGTGATCTTGCCAACATCTGCCAATCCTTCTTTTACGGTGCGTGATTATGGCACTGGTCTTAGTCAGGGTGATATGGAGAACCTTTATACGACCTATGGTGCTTCCAACAAGAATGATAGCAACGATTTTGTAGGTTGTCTTGGTCTTGGTAGCAAGAGTCCTTTTGCTTATACCAAGAGTTTTACTACTAGTTCTTATTACAATGGAACTAAGTATACCTATATTGCTGCTATTGATGATAGTGGTGTTCCTACTCTTAATCTCTTTAATACTTGCGAAACTGACGAGGCTAATGGTCTTGAAATTAGTTTTGCTGTTAAGAATCATGATTTTAGTGAGTTTACAAATAAGGCTATTAGGATTTTCCATTATTTCCGAATGAAACCCATTATTGAGGGTGGACTTGGAGATAATCTGCAAGATCATAAGTATAGCAATACTAATATTGTGATCAGCGGTAATGGCTGGAGAGTTTGCAGACTTAATAACGATACTCAGTATTATCCTAATAATTATCATCGTATTGATAGCGGTGTTGTTGCTATCATGGGTAATATTGCATATCCTGTTCAGACCGCTCAGATTATTGGGCAGGAAAAGGAAGATCAACCAGATCATATTGCCAAGTGGAACCGTGCTTTCCAGAAGGCAGATATTGATTCGTGGAAGAGTTTTGTTAGTGAGATCATTAACTCTGGTCTTTATCTGGAACTTGATTTTGGTATTGGCGAACTGGAAATGGACGTTTCCCGTGAAGGTTTGCAGTATACTAAGAGCGTAATTAAGAGTCTGCGTCAAAAGACTCAAGAGATTTATCTTGAGATGAAGGATGAATTTAGCAAGAAGATTTCTGCTGCTAAGACCAAGATTGAGGCTATCACAACATATTATCAGATGAATGAATTGTCTGGTGGATGGGGTGTGGGTGCTTCATGGACTGATCCTAATGGTAAGAGTCACAATATTAATAGCGGTGCTGATCTTGAATATAAAATCAAGGCCGGTAAGAACCTGTATGTTTTTAATTACAAGAGCAGCGGGTATCGTTCACGACGCCTCATTTCTCTAACAGATAAAATCCATCACGATACTCTGACGGGTAAAGGATATTCTTACTGGAATAGTCAGAAGAAGAATGGGAAAATTGCTTTCTTCGTTTGTGATGTTAAGTCAGAAGAAACTGCAAAGAAGATTGTGACACGTTATTGTAATCAAAATGATTGCTTTGCTTACATGATTATGGATACAAAGGATCATACTCAAAGCGATAAGGGTTTTGATGATCTGATTAATGATGTCGGTAGTGAGAATCTGCTCAAGGTTTCTGACTATAAGCATCTTACTCAAAGTTCTGGCCCTCGTAAAAGTGGAGTCAGAAATAGTAATGGTAGTGTGAGCGATCAAGA